GGTGCATTTTTTAAGACATTCAGGGCAAACAGTCTTTTCATCCGTAGGCAAAGGTCTTTCAATCTCCGCAACCACCGTGTCAATGGCTTCTTGCAACAATTCTTTATCCTCTTTTGTTACCACATAGTTTGCGTTTTCTTCTTTCTCTATGTATTCCACTCCTGCTAAGAATGTTTTAACAGCGTCAATTAGTTTGTTCATTTAGCTTCCTCCTTTATTTGAAATTCTGACCACCAATTTTCAAAAGGTGCATGTGAATCCATGTAATATGCTTCCTCAGCACAATACTTTCCGTATTCTTGCATTGCTTCTATTATGGTTTTATATTCAGGTTGTGCCTTCATAATTTCAAGCGTGAAAAATTCATCAGGATTATTTGCAATCATACCCGATAACATCCTATCCATTATTTCTTCCGCTTTGGTCATTTTGTTTCCTCCACTTTTAATATTGGTGTTGTTGAATTTGATAATCTTGTTGTGTGCTTTTCTTGAAAAACCATAGAGAGTTTTTCTTCAAGCCATTCAATATAATTTGCATAATCTTTTACAGGAGTATATTTAGGTCTTTCATTGCCTGTTTCCTGTAAATACCTTAACCTTAAAAGGTTTTCATTTATTAAGATACTCATACCCGATAATGATTTAAAATGTGAATAAATAAAAGTATAAAACCAATAGCTACGGCAATACCGAGTAACATAACAATAACACAACCTGCACAACCAATACCTGAATATGCTTCTGTTGCTTGTCTGAAATCATCGACTTCATCAGGAGTTTCCGGACCATCTAAGTAATTTTCCATATTAATTAATTTTTAAAGGTTAGTCAAAAAAGAGGGCAGGAATTACAGAAAACGTGGAATCAATAATATGTCAAATATCCTGCCCTCCGAGAACGTCGGCTTTAACCCACCGAAGGTTGTTTTTTAATAATGTTTAAAACTTTAGTCCAATGAATAAGTTGGTCATTTACGCTAAGGACTACTTTAAGAGTTTTCGCAGAATATTTTCCACTAAGTTTACGGCGCATTTCGTTAGTACAATCATAAGGTGAAATATCATATTGATTTAATATTCCCGCTAAATCGTGAATATTGTTTTTACAAAATTCTAAAGACCGTTCTTTGTACTTTTTAATTATTTTGTCAGCTTCACGTTGGGCACGAAAATCATCAAATGTTTTCATTAAGATTGTTTTACTTGTGAAACACCATTTTTAATTGTGACCGTAAACGTGCGGTCGGCATAAGCAGCGTAGGTAGGCTCATGGGTGATTATGATGAACTGAATACCTAACTTTTTGGAGAGTTCTTTTATCATTTCCGAAGCGTTTTCTTGATATTCGGCACTCAGAAAACGCATAGGTTCGTCAAGGATTATTACGTTACGTGTACGTTTTACTGCCATACTCCAACTTGCAATGCGTAAAGCAAACGCAGCAACATCAACAGCACCTACACCGGATGAATCCAACGGGTTAAACAACTCACCATTACGTTCAAAAAGTATATCACATTCTGTTTTATTACGCCTTTCAACAAGGTCAAGTTTAAGTTTGTAAGGGTCCGGGAAAATACTTTCAAGAGCCAACGTAGCAATATCAGAAATATGAAATTGGAGTTGCTGTTGTGTTTCTAAGCCGACGATTCGTACAATTTCACGTACACGTTCAAGGTCGGATAAATACTTATCGGTAGTTTTTATTTTGGTATTTACCCGTTCAATAGAATTTTCTAACTCTATTTTCCTACCCTTTATTTGTTCAAAGCGTTTACGCAGGTCAATCAGTTCCATTTAAATCGTTTTCAAGGTTTTTAATACCTTCAAGTATTTCGGAATTAATTTTGGTTAATTCTTTTTCAATATCATCAATCTTGGTTTGAGCCTGTTTTATTGTAGTACATTCCCAATCCTCTTTGAGTTGTTGCAGTAAAGCCTCACGTTGTCCTTTGAGTTGTAGGAACTTTTCGTTGGCTTCTTTAATTTTTTCTTTTAATTCTAACAAATCTTTTTCGGTCATAATGATTATAAATTAGGTACAAAATGTTCTAAATCGTTCCTTAAAGGAAATCTTTCTTGTATTATTTTCATTCTTTTACGTTTTATGTGTTTCATAATTCTACAAATTTATAAATCAATTCTTTGATATTCTTCCGTATTCTATTCTTTTCAAAAAACTTTTCTAAATTTGCTTGAAATGATATTTCTGTTTCAAAATCCATACTTAATCCCGATATAAAGGCATCAATACGATTGTTTATACGTTCTTGTGTTTCAATATGTTCACGGCTAATTACATCGGTTTTAATTGGTATAAATATTTGTTCGTAAGTATGATCTGTTGAATCATATAGAAACACACAAGGTTCGTGATCAATCTGTGAAGCCGTCCAACGAAATATACTGCCGGGATTTATTAATATTCTACCCTTATATTTTTCTACAAACGTAACGTGGTTATCACCTGTTAAAATCAAATTATATTGTGGATATTTTTTAAGTAAACTACGTGCAGGGGAAGCCTCACAACCGGGATAAGGTAGTTCATTTTTGTATGTCATTACGTGCCAAACCAATATATTTTCAAAAGAAGCCTTGATAGGTTCTTCTCCAAAATGAGTTCCTTCTAATACGGTAATTCGACCTGATGCGGCGAGTACATTTACCCCACTTTTTTCGGCAAGTTGAAGGTTATGTTGTGGTAAATCGTGATTGCCATATACGGTAAAGAAATATTTTGGTAAATGTTCAATACACATTGAAAGCAAATAAGGACTTGGTTTCCAATGATGGAATAAATCACCTGAATGTAGCACAGGACAATTATATTTCTTAGCTAAATCAGCAATCCAATCAATCTTTTCCCATTGGGTCTGCCAATAATCATCCAAACGACAAACAGGTTTTGTTTCCCGAATATGCCAATCACCTGTAAGAATTAATTTCATAGCTTTTTACAAGTTAAATATGTTCTTTGTCTTTCCATAGGTACGTAGTGATGATAACCTTCATCAAGTGAAGAAACATCAATCATTTCCGGTGCTTCTTGATAAATGGATTCAACAATATACCCATCTTTCCCATTTATGTACAATTTTCCATTTGTACCGCTTTCACCCGGTCTGACTTTAATCAGCCAACTGACCTCTGTTCCGTCATCTACAAATCCCTTTCCACTTATGTTGTACTCGCCGTGTTTCTTTTGAAAAATTGTTATTTTGTCTGAAACTTCGATTTTGAAAGTATCGGATAAATTAACCGGTTCCAAAAATTCCACCTCTTCACCGTCAAAGGTCTTTGCTTTAACAATTCCGGGTGTTCCCTGCTCTTCAGTGAAAACATTCCATGGTAGTATTGGAGCCAAACCTAAAAGGGAAGCAAGACCTAAGAAATTTCTACGTTCCATAATTTTATTTTAATTTAGTCCCACAAAAAGGGCAAATTTCAATTTCTGAATATTGCTTATTTAATTCGGCTTGTTTTAAGCCCGTTTGAGTAATAGAATCGGTTAAACGGTTATACTTGCCTACCCAACCCTTTAAAGTGGCTAATTTGCCTTGTAGTAAGCCTTTTTTGGCTATATTTTGTAGTATTGGTGTTAGTTGTTTGTCTAAAGCCATCAATTTACCATATTCGGCTAATTTTTCACCTTGCTTTTCATATTTACTAATTAAGAAATTTAACCCGTTACGTTTTGCTAATAGAATATTACGTTGCTCTATTTTAGCAATTAAAGAATCTACACGTTTTTCGTATTTACGTAGTTTATTAATTTCCGCTATTTCTTCGTCAATCTCTTTTAAGTTATAAACCAAAGCAAATAATTCCCTACCTCTCCTTACAAGCCCTACTTCTTTACGTTTAAGTTTTTCAAGACGTTCAATTTCTGTTTCAATCGTATCAAGATTATCGTATTTTTTAAGTTCTTCGGTTTCGTCGTCAAGTATTCCTTTAAGGCTTACAATATTCTGTGTAGTTGCCCGAATCTCTTTTTGAATTGATTTAATAGAACTGTCAATTAAATCAATACCTGCAATCTTATTAAAAAATCCTGCTACCTGTCCCGGTGAATCACTTAAAAGGAAAGGTTTGTCGAGTTGCTGTTGCAAATTAATTTCGTTAATATTCAAAATTTCCTGTACCTCGGTTGGCGTACCCGTACCGAAAGCCTTTAATTCGATTACTTCTTCTTCCCCTGCCTTTTTAAATACATAATTATTTTCCTTACCTTTATTTCTTGCAATACTATGCGTTTCGGTTTCAACGCTTACGTGCGTATTACCACCCCACGTACTACAAAAAGCATCCCCCGTAGGACGGTTCCAAACCAACCAACGCAAAGCCCTTATAATAGCGGATTTACCACTATCGGTAGCCCCTACGATAACATTTACCCCTTTATCAAACTCTAAAAAGGTTTTTCTATGGCTTTGAAAATTCTTAATTTTAACGGATTTAATCATTTGGTCTAATTCTACGTGTTCTAATTATTGGTTTGTTTCGCCTAATTCGTTTAATTACAGGGACAATACGTACAATTTGATTTTCGTCAACCTCGCTAAAACCTTCCCGTATATCGTTTTCTATGGTACGCATAGTATCCCAAAAACCTTTGCCACCGTTTAAATTAGGCCACCAACGGGCAATCATCCAAACTTTTGTACGTTTGGTTTTAACCCAATAATAACCTGCTTTACGTTTATTTTTTGTAATCATTTTACAGGAAATATTTTAATATACTCATCCCAAACGGGAATACCTTCCATTTCCGATTGTCCGGCTTTAATTACACGCATATCTTCAAGACGCACGGTTTTAAATACCGTAAATACACCTGCCTGTCGTTTATCAAGCATTTTATTCGATAAAAACAACCTGCCATTAGCCATAATAATTAAGTATTTTGCTTTCATACTTATTTTGTTCTTACACGTTTTACAGGTTGTAACGTAGTAGTGTCAAAATTCTCTTTTACAAGGAAATTATGAAACGAAGTATAACCTATCGCTAAGAATATCGCTACGGGTTTTGTTACTTTATTGGTTACAAAATCGTCACCGTTTTCGTAACCAAAATAAAAGTAATCACCTTTTTTCTTGGAAAAAGCGTATTGAGCATTTTCCTTACCATAAAATAAAGGAACCCATTTTTTAAGGTGTTCTAAAATATATTCATCATCCATCTTTTTCTTCTTTAATTTGGGTAAAATGTTGTAATTGTTCAATATATTTTGCCTTACATAAAGGACAGCAATTCGATAAAGTAGCCCTACTTGCTGAGGTTGAACTAATTGTACTGATTGATTTGTCAATCTTTTTACCGCAAAGTGTTTTAGAACCTTCTTTAATATGATACATTATTTCAAAAGTTTTAATGTAGGTGACAATCCAACTGCCGTATGATAAACTGCAATAGCATCGGCAACGGCTTCGTCGTGGTATTTAATATTCTTCCAAGGTACGTCGTACAGTTTTTTAATAGCTTCAATCATTTCTGATTTTACGGCTGCTTTTTTACCTAATACAAATTTTTTAGAATCCATTTCGGAATACCATTCTACGGGTATTTCCAAAGTATCGGAAATAGTTTGTACCATACCTGCCACGATACCGATCATAACCGCAGCGGAAGCATTTTGGCTACCGTGTGGTGCTTCCGAAAGGATAAAATCTACTCCGTGAGTACGTATTAACCCAAGTAAGATTTTATTTATTTCGCTAATACGTCGAACGGTATCGTCTGATTTACGTATCCGTGATTTTTTATTTTCAGGTGCAGTTTTAATACAACCCGAATCAATAATTTTGCTATCCTTAATAATGGCGTAACCCCAAGCCGTAAACGAAGGATCATTGGTTAGTACGGTTAGGTGTTTATTCGTTCTTATCCGCATGACGTTTTACATATTTAATAACAGTTTCTCTTTGTGATTTAGTCAACGTACTTGTGTGTGATACAATTTTAAGGTATTCATCCATAAAATCCTGTGGTGTCCAACCCTTATAAAACTTATGGGTAAAGGTTCGCATATTAGACCGTAAATCAAAAATTTGCTTTTTCATAACAAGTCTGCTAAATATTCTTCCTTATGATATAATCGTTTTGCAATGTCTTGTAATTGTTTTTTGGCTTCTTCGGTGTCTGCTTTTTTAGCCATCTGTTCTGCCAAATACCAATCTACACAATACAAATGATTGGCGTCCTTGATTAGTTGCGCATCATTTTTTGTCATCTTTGTTTTGGTTTACGTTCTGTTTCAAATTTACTTTCAATTTCTTCCCAAAGGTCAATTACCTCGTTTCGTAATTTATCTTCAAGATTATTGGCTTCAACTTTAGCAATAGAACTTTCCATTGATATACCAAGGCTTTCACCACCGACGGTGTACATTGTATTTTTAGTAAAATCCTTGATAAATTGCAGATTCTCACGTATATCGTCTATTCCGTAGTCGAAAAGAATTGTAACCGAAGCCGTATGGTAAGGCTTCCAAATCGAAGATTTGAATACTTCAACATCGGTACGTACCCCGATTATACGTTTAACTTCCTTACCTGCAATCTTTTCTTTGATACTGATTTTTTCAGGTTTTGTCATACGCAATCGTAAGGAAGAATAAAAGCCTACGGCTTCACCACCTGGAGTTGTGTACTTTTGTCCGTACATTCCGGCATCCATATTTACACGTACCTGATTACTACATACCATTAGCAGGTTATTTTTGGTAAGTATCCGGCAAGTACGACGTAATTCTTCACTAAACTCTTTGGCACGACGCATTCCCATTTTATCACCGTCTTTGTTTTCCATTTCCATATCGGTTGACAGGGCAGCAAGGGAATCAGCCATTACACCGTTAATAGTAGTACCTTTTGGTTCCCAAGCACGGACTGATTTAAACACTTCGGTTACGGTATCGGGCGTGGTATAGTTGATTTCTTCAATATTTACGTCAAACATTTGTGCGAATTGTTTGTTTAACCGTGCTTCCGGGTCGTGAAACATTATATCACCACCTTTACGTTGAATAGCCCCTGCAATTTCGGATAATAGAACTGTTTTTCCTGCCCCTGATGGCCCGAATATTTCTACAAGAATACCGCCCGGGATGCCACCACCACGCACACGTCCACCACTAATGGCAAGGTCAAGCAACGTGCTCCCCGTACTGATAACGTTAGCCATATTGCCGTCATACTTACGTTTCTTTTTAGCCGGTGTGGTAGCATGGCGTTTAATTTGTTCGTTTAAGTCGGGTTCACTTTTCCGAATTCTTTTCATTTATTAATTTTTTAATAATTATATCAATGATTCGCTGTTCAAGTTTGGCATTTTTAAATTCAAGCCGTAACCTATGACAAAAAGCGTAAAACGTTGTTTTCCTAAACGGGTAATGATGCCATTCGTATAACGATTTTGCAACTATTCGTTCTATAAAATCACTTTCTGTTTCGGTACGTTTATTTTTCCATTGTTCTAAAAGGTCAAGTATCACGCTTGTTTTTGTTACACCTTCTGCAAGTGTATAAAGCAAAAGGAAGGAAGATACCTCCTTTGGTACTAAAATACCAATGAAAGTAACTTCCTTTGTTCCTTCAGGATTACGTTGTTTTTTGATAATCGCCATTACTTAGCCTTTTTCTTTGCATAACATTCATTCCAGACTTCGCAATCGTCGCAATCATCATACTTGTTGGTATCCTTGCCAAACTTATGATCGAACGGGCAGTCCAATTCTTTTTTAGCACCACCCTTAACAGGTTTTTCCGGTACTTTGGATTTACGTTTCCTTACAGGAGCAGGTTCGGGTTCTTCATCGTCCTCATCCTCATCATCGTCATCTTCCTCTTGATCATCATCATCGTCAGCATCCTCGTCAGCATCCTCGTCAGTCTCCGTATCATCATCCTCATCTTCTTCCTCGTCGTCATCATCGTCGTCTTTTACAGGTTTGCTTTTTACGTTACGTTTTGATTTAGGCTTTTCATCCTCATCATCATCGTCATCATCTTCTGCAACAGTTTCAAGAAACTTAGCCTTTAAATCTTCATAAGAAAGCACTTCAAGACACTCGTCAAGATTAGGAATCTTATCAAGAATCTTATCCGTATATTGTTCTACACGGTCAACAAAGTCAAACCTTGAAGGTTCCGGAAATTTGTTACCTCCAAAACTGTTTTCAACAAACCTTACACGTAACGTAAACCCTTCGGTATGGTCTGGAAAAGTTTCAAACTTTTCGTCGTCTGAAAGTTGTTCTTCAAACTTTTCCTGGAACAGAAAGTCTGAAATATCAAACAAATAAAGTTTGTTTTTGCCACCCTTCTTTTTATCGTGTACGATAATAGCGTAAAGATTACGGTCGCTTGTACCTAATGCTTTAATTTCGGCATCGTCACCGTCAGACTTACGAAGTTTTTCACGGTACTCACAGATAGGGCATTTCTTACCAAAGGTAGTTGGACATACGTAACTACGTGGTTCTGCTCCGATACTACGGTGAGTTTTAAACGGGCGTTTGTACCAAAGCGTTCCGGGCATTGCAATTTCAAAATCGGGGTCACGGTCAGGGTGTTTTTTGTCGGTAACGGTGTATGGCATAATATCCATATCAACTCTTGTATCGGGTTCGGGTTTGAAAACTTCAACCCCTTCCGGTAACTTTAAGTACGAAAACGACGAACCATGCTTACGTGCATCGGCATTTTTACGGGTTTTTCCACGAAAACTACTCTTACTTTTTTTCATAATTAAATTAAATTAAAAGTTAACTTCTATTTAAACGAACACGTGTGTTAATTTCTTGCCTTTTTGCTTGTTTCAACTCTCTTTCTTTACTTAAATTCCTTGCAACCGATGGTCCTGCAAAATATTGCTGACCGTGTAATATTACAAGATTTTCCAATGCCGCCTTACGAGTAAAGGAAATTTCATTCTTTACAATTTCAGCATCATTACATTCCTTTAAGGCATTCAACCATTCTTCTTTTGCCTTGATATGACGTTTGTCACGACGGTAATAGGCTTCAATATCTGCTGCGTTAGGTTTTTCTTTGTTACAACATTTAACAGGGTCATCATTGGCTTCTGCAACAAGTTCAGAACGAATCAATTTAATATATTCTTCTGCCCGTGTAACCTTATCCTTACAAGCTGACCAATACCTGCCATACTTAACGGCAAGTTCAGCTTGTGATAACCACTCTAAATCAAGAGCAGTTTCATCAATACGAATATCTTTTTCGTAATTCATTTGAATTAGTTTTTATGAGCACGTTTAAGTTTTTCAGCAAGTAATCTTCTTGTAACATCAGTATCTTCAACGTACCAAGCAGATAACATTAATTCAGCAGCGGTTACAAACCCATTACACCAAATATCAGAATCTGAATGATTTGGAAATGGGTGATCATCTTCTGTTCCTTCTGGACAAAGTTCTTGTGCAAGTTTAAATAATGGATTCATTTTCTTTTACGTTTTAACAATCGTTTTAAAGATTTTGCTTCGTCAATAACAATACTTGCCACGTTATCTTGCATTTCTTCGAGCAAGTCAATAGGAGAACGATTAAAAGGAATCGTTTGGGAGTAACCTGTTTCAACTTTTACATTTTCGTAATCACCGAGATTAACGTTGTAAGAAATTGTAACCCAACATTTGTTGTCTTTGATTTCTACTAAACTTTCAGTTTTTTCTGCCATATTACTAATTTTTAGTTACTGAATAACTTGCATAAACAATTCTTGGAAAACCTGCATTATAAGTAGGTTCAAGGAATTCTTCAAGTATAAGTGCTGCACGTTCATTATCACTATTTAATAAAACCGATTGAGCATACCCAATAACAACTCTGCGTATTCCTTCAGCATCTTGATTTTTTAAACCCTGTAAAATTACTTTTACTTTACTCCAAGGTTCACCTTTAATCAAAGCACGGCAAAGGGCAATACTTTCCGATTGTTCAATGGCTGCTTGTTGAGCAATAGCCAACCTACGCTTTACAGGTGTACGTAATACCTGTTCAAGTATTTGCAAGGCGTTACGTGGATGTCCTTGGCTATCTTGTATAATTTGTGTTAATACCTCACCGTGTTTATTACCAAAATCAGGTTCACCTTCTGCTTCGGCTACTTTAATAAGCAATTCTTCCATTTCTTCTTCGGTCAATACCTTGGTTTGGAATTGACTGCAACGTCCTTTAATGGTAGGTAATAGGCTTTGTGGGTCGGTAGTACACAAAATAAAATACACGTGGGCGGGGGTATCTTCAAGTATCTTTAACAGGGCGTTTTGAGCATCCCCCGTAGCTTTATGTATCTCGTCGAGTATGTAAACACGTACTCCACCGTCCAAAGGATTGTATTGGATATTCTTACGCAGGTCACGCACGGTGTCAATACCACGAAATTGAGCCGTGTCAATTTCAACAATATTATTTTCCGAACATTCCAATTTACCTGCTACAATACGTGCAAGGGTCGTTTTCCCTGTTCCGGTCGGGCCATGAAACAATATCGTATGTGGTATCTCGTTCTTTTTAAACATACCACGCAGGGTAACTTTAATTTCGGAATTACCGAAAAAGTTTTCAAGTGTTGTAGGTCTGTACTTTAAATAAAGGCTCATTTCATTAAAAGTTTTATTAGTTGTGAAAACGGGTCTTGTTGTTCTCTGATTTTCCTACCCAATTCGTAATACAATATTGATTTAATGCAAAAATCTGTAAGTGAATTACTATTTTCAAGTAACAAATAATAAGTATCACTATAAGTTGGCGATTTATGTAAATCAACTAAGATATGTTTTAACGAATCTGTTATAACAGCATATTCCTCGTCGGTAATACCAAAAGCATCAACCATAGTTTTATTTGTAATGTCACGCCTTTTTTCAATACGTTCAAGTAATGCTTTTTTACAAAAGTCAAAAGCAAGGTCTTCGGATTCACGGTCATTTTTCATTTTTCTCTGATTTGTTTTGTTAATATTCCTTTTTTAATTCTTTGTAGTACATCAAAATAAAGGTTAAGTTCAAACAACACTATTTGGTGATTTTCGGGGTAACGTTCCATAACGTATTGTTTACGGCTAAGTAGAAATTCTTCAATTATATCCAAAGGTGGTTTATCTTTGGACCGTTCAAGGAATTCATCTTTTTCAATTGGTCGTCTTTGTCGTTTTATTGGCTCGGTAGGCTCAATCTCGAACAGCGTCTGTGATTGTATTGTCCGTATTCGTTTCATTTACTAAGGTTATTTGATCTTCCCCAACCCAAATACAAGCGTAATAATCAACTCCGGTTTTACCGTATTTATCATAGTCCTGTATCAGATACTTATTCTGTCTTTCACAGATAAAATCACTACGCCCGACTACTACATAACGTTTACGACGAAACATTACATTGTCGGTTAAAGCGTACTTGTAAATTTCCCTGAATTTTACTTTACTAATTTCCATATTATTAGTTATTAAGTTTATCAGCCCAACTGCCGTCAACCGGATGAATTTCAACATCTACGTCTAACGGTACGGTAATCCATTCCCATTTTTGACGAATATCATTACACATAATACAACGCATTATTTTAATTACTTTTTTCAATTCACGTGGGTTTACGTCCATTATAATTGAATCGTGTATTTGTCCTACAATACGTGAATCCCAATGTTCTTTTGTTTGTGCTTTTACACCTTCAATTAAACTCCACAATAAACAATGAAATGCTGAACCTTGTATTGGATAATTTATTACATCGTTTTGATTCATTACACCTTGTAAACGAAAACCTGTTTTTGTTTCTACATAACCTTTTTGTTGATAAAGTTGCCACCAATCACGTTTCCATTTGGTATAAACCCCGTAACGTACCTGCCAAAACTCATCTTCAATAAGTTTTACATGATCTGTAAATTTATCCAAACTTGTAAAACCTTGTTCAATTAAATGGTCGGCTAAATGTTTATCTTCAAACGGTATGCCTTGCCCCTTTTTCCAACGCCCGTTTTTAGGTAGTTGACCCCAAGTACAGGCAAGATTAACAGCACAATTCTTATAATAACTACCATAAAATTCAGGAAATATAAACCCGTTTTTGGTAGCACTACGTAAAGTGGAATGAGTAAGTTCTTCTTTATTAAAGTTTTCAATTTTGAATAATTCTATACAAACGTCACGGTGCATATCTCCCGAAATAATATCATCAATTAGTTTTTGATCACTATTATAACAGGCTGCAATACGAACTTCAAGTTGTTTATAATCAAACTCTACCAACTGATTTCCCGGGCGTGGATAAATTGCTTTGCGACAAATATCCATTGCTTCTTTATCACGTTTAGGTATGTTTTGAAAATTAGGTGAATCCGATGAACCACGAAACGTTTTAACAAGGTGTAATTGATAAAATGGGTGTAACGTACCGTTTACCTGTTCCCGTTCAAAACTTTCAAGATAAGTATCACGTATTTTTTTAAGTTTTTTAATTTGTAAAAGTGTATCAAGTTCAGGTATTCGTAACTGTCGTAAGGCTTCTTCGTCGGTTGCACCTTTACCCGTTACGGTTTGTTTAAATACTTTCAAATTCTTTGTTGTATAAAGAAATTTACCAAGTTGTGTAGGACTATAAATATTAACTTCCTTACTTGATTTTAACCAATCCTTAAAAAACGTTGTTTTTAAGAATTGCTTTTCAAGAGCATTAATTTCCCGTGTAATTTCTTTTTTCTTATTTTTTATGTATTCTACGTCAATACGTAGTCCGGCTTGTTCAACCTTTGCCAAAGCCTGAATACCGTCGTGTAATAATTTGTATGCGTCAGTTGCTGTTTGCATTGTTTTAAAATGGCAATGATAAAACTTCAATCTGTTTTTGTTGTAATATGGAAAGTCTAAACTCGTAAATCGAATCCAAGGCGCAGTATTTTAAAGTTTCTTCCCTACCTTGTTTGGTAGCAAAGTATTCTTGCAAACGGTTCAAACTATTTGCATTTTTACTATCGGTAGCCTGTAACCAAGGCGATACGGTTTCGTTATAATTAACGATTCCAAAATTCACGTAAGTTTGGAATTTCAGTCCTGTGATCCCTGCCCGATTATCTAACAAATGAGCAGCCAACATTGAATCCCAATACCAACCACGTACACGTGTTTTAAGACGTTCGTAACTCCAACTTTCCTCAAATTTGAGATTGTGAGCCATTTTGCGTATTGACTTATTGCGTAAAAAATCGGTAAAAGGCTTACGTTTTTCTACTAAACTGGGCATTTCAAAAACAAAAGCATTATCCTCGTCCGTAGCAATGGAACAACAAACTATTCTATGCCCTTTTGCGTGTGGTTTTAAACCCGTAGTTTCATAATCAAACGCCGTTATGCTACCGTATTCAATTTTTGTTAAAGGTTCTAAATCGTCAATAACTTTAATTGTCGGTTTTTCGGGTACAGGCAATTCTTTTAAACGTACCGTTAAAGCCCGTCCAAGGTCAGTTTCCCATACTTTGTAAACTTCTGGTTTATCAATTTTATCAACATATTCAGGTGCAAATACAGGGCAAATCCACGTTTTAAAATCTTGGTCGGGTATAGTCCAACCACGCCATTGATCAATACCGTTTAAAGC